CACAATCTTCTGTGTAAACATATAGGTCAACTTCTTGAGGCCAATTTTGTAAAAATGTATCGATCATGCGGCTGGCATATCGATCGTAGCCAGATTGATTGAATGTTGTTAGTACTGCGTATTTCATGTGGTTTGATAAATTTCGTTTTGTTTGTTGTTCCAGTACTGATGATCGGCAATTTGTTGTTTTATAACAGCAGTATCTATCTCATCAAGTGTTTGCTTTCTNGGAACAGTTAGGTCTATACTGACCTGGTCGGGNTGGAACCAAAATGCATTTACTGCTCTGGTATCAAATGTAAAAAATTCATAGCCATACTGTGACCACAGGTCTTTGTACTTTGACAATGAACAGCCATAATGAAATTTTCTATTGTATGTGACTTTTTTTACTGGGTTTTCGACATAAGGAAAACTAGCCCAGTCATTGCCAAAGTGCTTGTTGATTTCACAACACACTGTGGCAGGGCGAAATCCTGATTCCAATAAGGTTGATGCTACTTCATAATCAAAGCTGTCAATATCTAGACTAAAAAAGTCCGGTTGCCAATACTGTTCAGGAATGTATTGTGCAACATCACCTGGGGAAATCATTTGCTGTATTTTGATCAACTGATCTGGCCATCTCTCAGTCACAGATGGATCCCAATCCCAACCATCTATACCAACTCCCGAATATCCTTGATGCAGTAGGTCCAGAGTCATATTTTGTGTTCCGTCGCCAAATCCAATCTCCACAAAAGTTTGTTTGGGATCAGCTATTCCTGCCAGCATGTACTCGATGATTCCAGTCTCGTCATTCTGACTAAAACCTTGTCGTTCATAGGGTAAGTGCTTCATAGTGGTATCCATATTGTGTTGCTCTTGCTTTTGACCGGGGCTGCTTCGTATGGGCCGCACAAGTCGTTTAACCATTGCTTGTGGTATTCTTGTTGTCCGTTGTCTTCTATCAGCAACCAGGGTCTATTGCGTTGTATAGTAGCGCGACTTCCTTCCAACACTGCATTTTCAAAGCCTTCAACATCTATCTTGATCCAGTCAACTGATTCAAAATTGAATCGATCCAGAGTGGTCAGTACTCCAGTGTGTTTTTCAAACTCAGGGTTAACAACAAATTCTTCAACTTGTTTGGTATGCCCGCATTTAAGAGTTTGCAATTCAAAGGTGACTGTTTGATCTTTGTCGCCAAGCCCTAGGTTATGCAATTCAACATTGAGATAACTTTCTAGATTTTTTTGCAAGACTTCAAAGTTTTTGAGCACTGGTTCAAAGCATATCACACGTTCAAACTGTTCAGCACTGGGTCTGGCAAAGATACCAATGTTGGCACCAATGTCAATCATGGTGCGTTTGCGTGGAATATTTTGGAATATATAGTAACGATACCGTTGTTGATAGTGTATATCTACATGTTCAGACAAGCGTTCACTAAAGAATCCATTAGGGGGTTCGGGACTGTGCCAGAGAGAATTTATTTTATACATGGTGTTTGTTCAATAACTATTTAATACCATATCATGAACATCAGTATATTTAATCGCTTTGGCGCCCTTAATTCTGGGTCTGTGTTTGCAGCATTCCGCGATGGCTGCAAACGTCATTGTATTCGTGTGTCTGAACACGACTCAAATGCTGACGTTGCAGTAATCTGGAGCCACTTGTGGTCTGGACGGATGCTGGCAAATCAAGCTGTATGGCAGGAGTTTTCTTCTTCAGGCCGGCCTGTGATAATAATGGAAATTGGACAGTTGAACCGCGGGGTAACCTGGAAGATGGGTGTGAATGGTGTAAATGCATCAGGATGGTTTGGCGAAGGGCATGAAAACAACCGTGCAGCCAAGTTGTCTGTGAGACTACAGCCCTGGCACCAGGGCGATTATGTTCTTGTGGCCATGCAGCGAGACGACAGTCAGCAATGGGCAGGGTTACCATCCAGTGAGCAATGGCTGGATCAAACTATTGCCGGTCTAAGAGCACATACTGATAGACCAATAATCATACGTCCGCATCCAAGACAAAAAATTCGACCCAGATCGGGCACCAGAATACAGCAACCTGTCAAGTTGCATGGCACCTACGATGAGTTCAATTTTAGAACCATGTTGCCTGCTGCCTGGGCAGTGGTCAATGAAAATTCAGGTCCTGGTAGTCAAGCCATCATAGATGGCATTCCTGCATTTGTTGGCGCACACAGCATGGCATTGCCAGTGGCCAACACAGATTTTGCAAACATAGAAAAGCCACGCATGCCCGAACGAGCACAGTGGCTTGAGGATCTATGTCACACAGAGTGGACCCTGGGTGAAATAGCATCGGGCGGACCGATTGGAAGATTACTTTCCAGGCTGAAGCCTAGCTAGATCAGCATCAACCATGTCACAAATCATGGTTGCAAAATTGGTACGTGGTTTCCATCCTAGTTCTACTGCTGCTCGACTACTGTCACCCAGCAGGCTATAAAGTTCAGCAGGACGTTTGAATCTAGGATCACTTTTTACTAGATGAGTCCAGTCAGTTATTCCCACATGTTCAAACGCCACACCACACAACTCACCAATACTGTGTTGTTCTCCAGTGGCAATTACATAATCTCTAGCCTCAGGTTGTTGTAGCATGAGCCACATGGCTTCCACAAAGTCCCCAGCAAATCCCCAATCACGTTTGCTGTCAAGATTGCCCAGAGTGACTGAATCTGCTAGGCCCAGTTTGATTCTGGCCACTGCATCAGTGACTTTGCGTGTGACAAACTCGCGACCTCTAAGAGGACTTTCGTGGTTGAATAATATGCCAGAGCAGGTATACAGGCTATAACTTTCGCGGAAGTTTATGGTCATCCAGTGACTGTACAACTTGCTCACGCCATACGGTGATCTTGGACGGAACGGAGTATTTTCACCTTGGGAGCCTGCTTCTGTGGCATTGCCAAACATCTCTGAAGTGCTGGCTTGATAAAAGCGTGTGTTAGGGCTGTGGCTGCGGATAGCGTTGAGCAAGTTCAGTACGCCTATGGAGTTTACTTCTGTGGTGAGTTTGTTAAGATCCCACGAAGCACCAACAAAACTCTGTGCAGCCAAGTTATATACTTCGTTGGGTTTGAGAGTTTGCATGAGATGATTCATGTTGTTTTCGTCGGTGATATCACCGGTGATCAACTCGATATCATTCTCAATGCCCAACCACTTGATGTTGTCTAAATTGGGATTGGAGTATCGTTTTACAAGGCCATACACATGATAGCCTTTTTCAACTAGGAGTCTAGCGAGATATGGACCGTCTTGGCCGGTCATGCCTGTTACAAATGCTGTGCGTTTCATGCATCTATTTATAGATGCATGTTATGTTAGATGAAAAATGAGTTGATCAGCCATCCACTGATGAGATTTTGGACCTGGATGTAAACTATCTGTGGCTCGATCGGTCCAATGAACTTTCCAAGGATTGCTAAAATTAACCCATACATCCGGGTTATGTAGTTGTATAAATGAATCTATGTATTGTTGTATTGCAGGATCAGGGGCTAACTGTTGTGTGAATATATTTTTCACCGAGTCAGGAAGTTCTGTAATTGAATAGTTTTTTGATTGTATCAACTCAGTGAATTTTTTATCCAGTGCTAGATCAATGAAGACCGGAACTATTCCATTAAGCATACAATATGTTATAATGATGTCAGTATATAAAAACATATTCATCCAGCTATGATGTCTTCCAGTAAGAAGTATAGAATTCCTCTGATATGTTCTAACTCCTTCTACATCTATTCCTAATACTTTCAACTGTTGAGAGGTGAATATACCAGCATCAGACATTAACTGTGTGCTTGTCATCGACCCCATGTTAATAGTAGGATAAGCATTGATACCGAGTCGTTCAGTGAAAGTCCATTGCACAACTACCTTGGTATAACGATTGTTTTTTATTTTTAACAATGTGTTAACAAAGATATCTTGATTATCTCTACCTGCAACAGAAATATTATCAAAATCTTCATCTAAATAATTGGCCACCATCTGAGCATAGTTTAATTGCCCGGTAACAAGGCCGATGCCCGCGGTGTTAGAACATCCGCTAAACAAAATGGTCATAGTGTAATATCTTCCATGCCGGCTGCTCGTAGTCTAACAATGTGGCCCAGCATGAAGTTCTTGCTTTCTAGTGCTTTCATGATACCCAGCCAGCGATTACGCAGCAGAGCCACTTCATTGATAATAGTTTCAAAGTCAATCACTTCATCTTCGCCGTCCACATACTTTTCAGCATCTCTGCTGCTGAGAGCACGATTGTAACCTTCCAGATACTTTTGAAAGTGCTTGCGAC